ATACAACAGCAGCAGCAATTAAAAATAATTTAATTAATTATTTTTTAACTAACCCAGGTGAACGTCCTTTAAACCCCCAATTTGGTGCAGGGCTAAGATCATTTATTTTTGAACAATTAACAGATGATAATTTAGATTTTTTAGAATCAAGAATACAACAAAACCTTGAAACTTTTTTTTCTAATATAAATATTTTAAATTTAGAAATAAATAAGACTAATGATTCACAAACTATTAATGTAGTACTAAAATATTCAGTTAATCAAACAAATATTACAGATACTTTAAATATGAACTTTACATAATGGCACAACCTAATAGAGATATAAAATATTTAAACAGGGAATTTAGTGATATTAGAGCTAAATTAATAGAATATTCTAAAACTTATTTTCCTAATACCTATAATGATTTTTCTCCTACATCACCTGGTATGATGTTTATAGAACAATCTGCTTATGTAGGTGATGTAATGTCATTTTATTTAGACAACCAATTACAAGAAACATTTACTCAATTTGCTAGACAAACAAATAATTTATATGAATTAGCTTATATGTTTGGATATAAACCTAAAGCAACAGGAGCAGCCCAAGCTACTTTAGAATTATACCAACAAGTCCCAGGCAAAACCGTAGGATCTAATGTTGTTCCTGATTTTGATTATGCTTTAACAATAGGAGAAAATACTACAATTAATTCAAATTTAAATCCTGAAGCAACTTTTATAATAGAAGATAAATGTGATTTTTCAATTTCAAGTTCTTTAGATCCAACTGAAGTATCAATATATCAAATAGCAGGAAATATTCCTCAATATTTTCTCTTAAAGAAAAAAAGAAATGCTATCTCGGGTACAATAAATCAAAAATCTTTTAGTTTTGGTGATTTTGAACAATTTCCTACAATTAATATTAATACTAACAACATAATAGGAATATTAGATTGTGTTGATAGTGATGGTAATGTTTGGTATGAAGTAGATTATTTAGGTCAAGAAATGGTTTATGATAGTATTAAAAACACTAATGTAAATGATCCTAATTATTTTAATAATAAAAATAATACACCTTTTTTACTCCAATTAAAAAAAGTACAAAGAAGATTTGCTACAAGATTTACTTCAGAAACTAATTTACAAATTCAATTTGGAGCAGGTAACCCTAATGATACTGATGAAAAAATAATTCCAAATCCAAATAATATAGGTATAGGTTTACCATTCGAAAAAAACAAACTTACAACTGCATATTCTCCAACAAACTTTTTATTTACTAATACTTATGGAATCGCTCCTACAAATACTACTTTAACCATAAGATATTTAACAGGAGGTGGTGTTGAATCTAATGTTCCTTCTAATGACTTGCAAGGAATTAATACTACAAATACTAAATTTAATTTGCCTAATTTAGCAGATGATACTATAGCTAATTATGTATTTGGAACTGTTGCTGGTAATAACCCTTCAGCGGCTGATGGTGGTCAAGCTGGAGATACAGATGAAGAAATTAGACAAAATACTTTAATGCAAATAGCAGCACAACAAAGATCGGTTACATTAGATGATTATATGGTTAGAGCTATGAGTATGCCTCCTAGATTTGGAACTATAGCTAAAGCATATATAGAAAAACCTACATTAGATACCCAAGTATCTACAGTTGAAACTTTATGTATGTATATTTTATCACAAAATACAAATGGAGAGTTTACTAATGCTTCAGATGCATTAAAAAAGAATTTAAGAACATATCTTTCTCAAAATAGAATGATAGGAGATAGTATTGAAATAAAAGATGCCTATGTTATTAATATAGGTATTGATTTTGAAATAATAGTATTACCTAATTTTATAAATAGTCAAGTAATATTAGCTTGTATTAATTCATTACAAGAATATTTCAATAGAGATAAATGGCAAATAAATCAACCTATAATTATAAGAGATTTATTTGTAAGATTAGATAGGATAGAAGGAGTTCAAACAGTAAAAGATATTAAATTTACTAATAAAGTAGGAGCTTCATTAGGATATTCTCAATATGGATATGATTTATCATCAGCCACATTAAATAAAGTAATATATCCTAGTTTAGATCCTTCTATATTTGAAGTAAAAAATTTAAATGATGATATAAAAGGTAGAGTAGTACCTTTATAAAAATTAAATATGAGTTTAAAAGATAAATTATCAACCCAAGGTTCAAATTATAATCCTGTTGTTAGAACTAATGCTTACAATATTCCTGGAGGGCAATATGTTAATATTAAAGCAACCAATTTAAATGATAGTGAATATTCAATTGGTGGACCTATCAAAAATTTAAAAGGAAATATTGTAAATAATACTTTAAACCAATGGGATGAAAATTTACCTTATTTATCACAATTTAATCAACCATTTAATTTAGATTCTTATTACTCAGAATATGCCCCACCTGAATCACCTTCAAAATTTGAAAATACTAAAAATAAAATAAATAATTATTTAAATAATGTCAAAGATGGAGCATCAAATGCACTTAGTGATATAGGTGATTTTTTTTCACAACAACCTTAAAATTTAAGACTAATGGCAGTATATAAATTATTCCCTATAAAAGATGCAAGTATCTATTCATTTTATCCTTTTATGAATTCAGGGATAGATGCTGTTAACCAAATATCAAACTTAAATATCTCAGTAGATACTAGCCCCCAAGTAGCTAGAACCCTAACAGAATTTTCACAAGAAGAAATTGAAGACACTATTAACAATTTAATATCGGGTTCCCAATGGACTGCTAATTTTAGACAATTTATAGCAACAGCTCAAGGTATAGTTGAATCTATATTTGTAGAAGTTTATCCTGCGGGTTCATATTGGTGGAATGGTTCAGGAATGTATTTAGATGTTCCTATGACTACAGATGGTTGTTCTTGGGCTTCTCCCGCTTTTGAAGGTTCTGGTTTAGGATGGCCTATGAGTGGAAGTGATGCTGCTGGAAATCCAGTAACGGGGTCTTATAACCCAAATTTTTCACCTATTGGAGGAGGGACCTGGTTTCCAAATTATAAAGCATCTCAATCATTTGATACAAGAAGTGAAAAAGATTTAAATATAGAAGTTAAAGATATAGTAGATAAATGGTATAGTAGTTCGATAGTATATCCTTCAACAGCATCCTTACCAAATTATGGTTTTTTAACTAAATTTGAAGATGTTGTTGAATTTAATAGCAATCCTCAGGTTCAACCTGTAATGCAATTTTATAGTGTTGACACTAATACTATATACCCACCACAATTAGAATTTAAATGGGTAGATTACCAAACAGTACTAACGGGTTCTGCAACTGGAAGTATATTACAAACTACAAATATAGTATCTTCATTAGCTGAAAATCCAGGTAAATTTACACCTCAAGGAGTAAATAGATTTAGATTTAATGTAGCACCTAAATATCCACCTAGAGTTTGGACTACATCATCTTTATACACATCTGTAAATTATTTACCAACAGAATCATATTATGGTGTAAAAGATTTGGATACCAACGAATTTGTTATAGATTTCGACGAAACATATACTAAATTAAGTTCTGATAGTCAAGGCAATTATTTTAATTTATATATGAATGGATTAGAACCAGAAAGATACTACAAAATATTAGTAAAAACTAAATTAAAAGGTTCAACAATGGTATTGGATGATAATTATTATTTTAAAGTAGTTAATACATTATAATGTCTAATAATATAAAATTAAATAAAGACGTATTTAACAAAAATTCTTATACTAAAGTAATTGATACTAAGTTTAAAGAATTAGGAGTAAAAACTGTAGAAGAACAAATACAAGAACAACCTTCAGTTCAAGAATTTTTTAATATGTATAATGAATTATTTTTTCAAATAAATGAATTAGGTCCTACAAATTCCCATGAATTTTTAGTAAAAACTAGCGGAGAATATATTAATTTTTCTGCAGAAAATGATATTATACTATTATTACAAGCCGAAATAGCTACATTAAGAGAACAATTATTAGAAGCCCAAAAACAATCTGCAGATTTTGTATCATCGATTCCAGAACTTCCAGACATACCTGAACCTGAAATACCTGAATCTGAACCTATTGAAATACCCAACCCAGTAGTTGAAACTATAACACAACCACAACCAGCAGCCCCACCAAAAACAATATCTAATAAACAAAGAGTAATAGATGATTTTAAAAAATATCCAAAATCTACTAAAAATAAAAGAGCAGCAAGACTTAATTTAAGTAAAAGTTTCATTAAAAAGATAAAAAAAGAAAATAATTTATAATGGCTACTCCAATACCATCGGACAAATATCAGTTTCAATTTTATAAACAATCAGATTCAGGATTAATTCCACAAGTTGATTTAGATACTTCTTTAACAGGTTCTAGCTTTATAGAATTTAGTATTTACAATTTAAATAATGAGTTATTATATTTTACTAATAATTATAAAAGATATACAGTTTTAGATGATAGCCCTTCATCTGGAGAAGGAATATCTCAATTTGACATTGATCCTGATATAGATGTTCAATTTCAAGGTTATGATAATGGAGAATATGTAGCGTATTATAATTTTTTAACAAATAGAATAGGTTCTCAATTTCAGCAGCTTTTTATATCTGAAATTTCATCTGATAGAACTGAACTTAGATTAGATAGTACAGCTTTATCTAATTTTGATATAGAAGATCAAACTGAGGATTTCATAGATTTTAGAGAAGAAAATATTTATTTTACTGATTTTCAATTAAATTTTGGTAATAATCAATTAGTTATAGCTAATAATATAAAATTAGATGATGAAGATGAAAATAATTTATCTATTTTAATTAAATTATATGAACCTTTACCTCCTCAATTTGATTTACAATCACAACTTTATGTTGTTACAATTTTATCAAATCCTGAAGCATTTAAAGTAAATTATGTCCCCCAAATCCAAGATTTTACAGACTTTATTACTTTACAAGGTCCTAATTTTAATATTAATTATAAAAACGAAATAAATAATTCTTCACAAAATCTTTCAGAAAATGATATTTTATTAGGTAGTTCAACCTCATCTTATAATGAATTGCAAGGATTATTATCCCAATCTTCTATTAATATAAGTATAGACTATAACTATTATAATGAATTTATTCATTTTAGTTCAGCTCAAACCCGTTTAGAAAATTTTTATTATAAAGCAAGTTTATTAGAACAATATTCGGGTTCAATATATGAATTACAATCAACTTCTGGTTCATCTACATCTATTACTCTATTTAAAAATAAAATTAATTCTATTATTACTAATTTTGATGGTTATGATAAATTTTTATATTACCAATCAGGTTCTAAATCTTGGCCTAAAACTAATTTTACTAAACCTTATGAACTAGCTAAAACAGGAAGTACTGCTGTTAAACAGTGGTATGGAAGTTTAGTTGAATCTGATCCTTATTACGGTGGCCAGTTATATGATGCTTGGTATTTTGATAATCAAAACCCAGATGAACTTAAAAATTCAATCCCTGAATATTTAAGAGAAGACCCAGCAAACCAACCATATGATTTATTTATTGATATGGTTGCTCAATATTATGATAATGTTTGGGTATACACTAAAGATATTACACAAAAATATAATGCAGATAATAGATTAGATTTTGGGGTTAGTAAAGATTTAGTATCCGATGCTATTAAAGATTTTGGGGTTAAATTATATCAAAATAATTTTTCTAATCAAGAATTATACACAGCTTTCTTAGGAATGACTCCTAATGGTAGTTTATTCCCTTTCCCAGAAATAACAGGATCATTACCTGTCCCTACAGGAATGGAGTTTGTAAATACAATGATTTCAGCATCAAATGATGTAATATCAATGGATGATACTAATAAATCTCTATATAAAAGAATTTACCATAATATTCCTTATTTATTAAATAAAAAAGGCACTATTACGGGTTTAAAAGCTTTAATTACTACATTTGGTATTCCTGATACTATATTAAGAGTATCTGAATTTGGTGGTAAAGATAAAGTAAATATTAATGATTATGATTTATATTTTAATAATTTTAATTATTCATTTGATACTAGAAATAATAATTTTATAACTACTCCTTGGGGAGATAATACTATAGAACCAGGTATTAATGATAAATGGAAACCTAGTCCTAACTATGATGGTTTAGATTCTGGAGCTAATACGGTTCAATTTAGATTTAAAGCAGAAGAAATTACATCTGGAACCCCTCCTTATGGTTTAAGTAATGAAAGACAAACTTTATGGGATTTAACTAGTAATGGAAATGTTGGAATTAGTAGTCAACTATATTTAGAATATCGCGAATCAGGTTTATTAAGTAGTTCATTATATAATGGTTCTATACCTGACCCTAATTATAAAAATGGAAGATTAGTTTTTTTACCCGATTCATCAACCCCTTCAATAAGTGCTATTATAGAATTACCTTTTTTTAATGGGGGTTGGTGGTCTGTGCAAGTTAAAAGAATAAATTCCACTACATTTGTATTATCAGCAGGAAATAAAATATATAATGGTAATACAGGAACTTCAATAGGTTTTTATAATACCTCAAGTATTGAAGGAAATGTAAACTCATGGAATAGTTCTTATTTATCTAATTTTGCTAAAACCCATGAAGATGGAACTACCACTAACTACCCAGGTTTTTCTGGATCACTTCAAGAAATAAGATATTACACTACACCTATTAGTGAAAGTAGATTTAAAGATTATGTAATGAATCCTTTATCTTTTGAAGGTAATGGAATAAATGGATCCCCAGATCAATTAATATTTAGAGCATCATTAGGGGGTGAATTGTTAAAAGATATTACAACGGGTTCTAATACACCTACTTTATATGGTATAGGAATATATGGTAATTCTAATTATGGAAGTACCCCAGTTATAGGTAGTAGTACTACAATAGAACAAATGTCTACTTCTTCAATCCATCCTAAAGTAACAGGATCTTGGGTTGCTACTTCTTCATTTATGAGTGGAGATAGTTCTTTTACTTATAATGTATCCCTTAACCCATTATCTAATACAGAAACTTTCTTTTTAGATCAACCTGCAGTAGGTATAAAAAATAGAATTACAGATAAAATAAGGTGGGAAGATAATAATCTTCCTGGAAATACTTTATCTCAATATCGAAAAATATCTCAAACAACGGAAGCAAGTGCATCATATTCTGAAAATATAAATTATTTAGAAGTAGCATTTTCCCCACAAAACCAAATTAATGATGATATTATAGGACAATTAGGTCATTTTAATATTGGTGATTATATAGGTGACCCTAGACAAAGATCATCTAGGTCTATAATTTATCCGGATTTAAATAATTTAAGTGAAGAGTATTTTAAAAAATATATTAAACAATATGATTTAGTAGATTTTGTTAGATTAATAAAATTCTTTGAT